AGAAGAGCCTCAATCGGCTCACTGTACATCTCAGCCAGTTTACCGAGAAGCGCTTCCTTGTTGGTCCTCTGAGAATAGATTTCCTCAATGAGATCCTTCTTCTCAAATCTGTGGTGAGCAAGAAAAGCACCTTCGAAGAGCATCGGGAGAAACGTCACCATCTTTCGCTCAACCTGCGAAATGTCAAAATCGTTTTTCTCCATCTCTTTCACCGTTCTGCGGGTGTACTCCAGAACGTAATCCTTACCCTTATAGGTAAACTCCAGTGTCTTAGCCATATTCGCTTCTCCTTTTTAGTTATGCGTTGTCCAGTTTGATAACCGTAGACGGTGCGATCGTGATGGTCATATCCACAACCTCGTTTACCCCGCCGCCGTTCGCGTAAACCGAGAGAGATCCCTTGAACTTGAACTTACCGTTGCTGCCGGTCGGGGTAAGAACACCGCCCGTCTCAGTACCACCGAGCCAAACCGCGTACTCCTTCTCCTCTCCCTCAAGGGCCTTGAGAGCCTTGTAATCATCCAGGGTGTAGTTCGCTTTGAACTCCAGGGAGTCAAGTGACTGAATACCCGCGATATGCGTCTCCATGTTGTCGGAAAGAGTGGTAGTCTCCAACATCTCCGGTGCACCACCGAGGTCGGGGAACTCCTTAATGTCAATCAGCTTCTTCCATGCGGTCGTGTCCTTCTGCATGAGGAAACTCTTGTAGGTGCTAATAGCCATGTGTGTTTACCTCCTGTAAATTGTGTTGTCCTTGGAAACAATGGCTCTGTACCGAGCCACCATTCGATAGATTGTTGCATTACCCTCGTTCGGAACGGGGTTAAGCAGTGTTCTTGTGAAACCCATTCTTTCCATTTCTGAATCGATAATCGCCATTATCGCCTTGCACTCGCTCTTCTTCCCCGCCGTCTTGTTTGAATAGACGTTGGCCTCGTAGAGAACTTGTACATGGTTTTCAATCGCCCCGGAATCCCGCGTGTTTCTGTACACTTGGTTATCCGTTTCTATGAGAGACACACAGGGGAATGACGGAGGGGATTTCACATACTCTCCTGTCATATAAACCTTGGGGTACTTGTCTCTCACCACCGTGGCAACGCGTGTGAACACTTCTGATTCAATATCAATCATCCGAACACCTCCTTCGCTATTGCCACAATCTCATCACACACGACCATTACAGCCCGTGCCATTGGCATCTTGGCGGGTGTACCGTGGGTTAGTTTGAGTTCTCCGTTTTCAAAGAATCCCCAAACCTCTTTCTTACCACGTCCCTTACCAAAACCACCTATCGTCAATCCCTGTTCTGCCCCACGGGGGTGTGGGGAAGTCCCGGGCGAACCGTTGTGATAAACACCTGCGCCAAACTCAACCCAAACAGCATCGTCTCCGCTTGCTATCACAACCGCAATCGAACCTCTTAATTCTACGGTTACGTCAACCTCTGCAATCCTCGCACCACCTGTAACCAGGTCATCAACGATTGCTCCGTTGAAACCGCTTTGTGCTTCTTCTTTCAGCCGTTCAGCAACCCTATCGCGCAGTAGGTTTGTTTTCTCAACAACCTCTTTTTTGTACGCTTCCAGTTCCTTGATTGCCCTCTCGACCTCGCTCTCAGACAATGAAAATGAAATGGTTCTCTTACCCACTTACATTCACCTTGCTGATAGCTACAGATACACCGTTGAGGCTCTTAGCCACTTTTCTCACAACATAATCGAATGGTGTTTTCACCTGTCCGTTATCGTCAGTGGCTAGAGCACCTTCGGTGTCTATCTCCGGGATTCTGTCCACCCACAACACCGTGTATTCGTCAATCGGCGGCGCGTCCCAACCCATGACAATAACCTTGTCGTAGTTCTCGGTCTCTCCAAACTGCCGTGTGTAGGTTTCTCCTTTAGCGGCAGAAATGTTTGCCGAGTATTCAATTGGGTTCGTTCTTTGAACGTCATACTCGCCTGTATCATTGCCGTACTCATCAGTCCTAGGCGTTTTGTCTCGGTATAGAGCGTAGAAAAACTTAACCTTGTTGCGTTCCAGTGTTCTCATGCTCCTACCTCACTTCGGTATTCCGCAGCGGGGCACAACCTGTTTGAGCATGGACACGGGAACATCAGCGTTTTCATAGGTTCTCGAAATACCGTTCTCAGCGTGTACCGTCTGCCCTTCTGCACCACGTTTGTTGAGCATGTAGGCAGCGATTTCACACTGTAACGTCTCATACTCTGCGGGAACGTCCATGACACTGGAATCATACGGAAACGCCCTGTTGATGATTTTCCGTCCCGCCAAAGTGAGATAGGTGGACAGCACTGTGTCTGTGTCGTTTTTACCAACCAGTGCTTTCAACATTGTCAGCTTTTCCTCATTGCTCATGCTGTCCACCTCCGATCACTTATACCTTCTCGAAAAGACCCTCGGTCTTGGGGTTCGTGGTGGTCGGGGTGACCTCCATGTAGCCCGAATCCAGTTCCTTGTAGTACTGCTTACCGCTCGTCACCGTGGTATCGTTCGTCTTGACAGCCTTACCCTTGATAACCTTAACGGTCTTGGTTGCGTCCGTAAGAGCCGGGATGTAGTACTTGCGAGACCAGATCTTGTTCTCTCTCGTGTCCGGGTTACGATCGGTCTCAACTTCGACACCCTTCTTGATGAACATGGTTACAGCTTTCTTGGTAGCAACGACAATCGTGCCCTTCGCAGCGTTCTTCTTGGTGTAGAGATTCACACCGCCGACCGTTCCGACATAGCCGGTTCTTGCAAAAGCCTCCACATACTTGAGACTCTCTTTGAGTTCCTTACGGAGCGCAGCCATGTCAACCGGGTGAACGAATGCAAACGTGATCGGTGCAACCTTGCTCGGGTCGTTGTCGCCCTCTTCGATGTTGATTGCAGCGATTGCATCCACGAACGAATCAAAACCAATGCTCTCGGAGAACACAACCAGGTTACCCTTCATGTACTCACCGTACACGTCCTTATTCACGGTGTTGAACATATCCGTGCCCATGTGCTTGGTACCGGTCGGAACAAGCATCGGGTCGGTCATTTCCTGCTCGTCATAATATTTGAACTCGTTCTGTGCAAGCTGAATCTCGTACTCTCGCTCTGTAAAACTCACCTCGATGGACTTGGTATTACCCTGGCCCATTGCAAGCTTCTCCGTGGCGTTCGTTGCGCGATAGACATTGATCTTGCGCTTCATACCCGCCGTGCCGACAAGACTGTCATCCACGGTGCAGAACTGCTGCAAATTGAGGTGAGAATCGAACTGATCGGAAATCTCATTGGACAGATAAAAATTACTGTAAATTGTGTGAGCCATTACTCATTACCTCCGCTGTTAGTGTTGTAGAGCGCCGCATACTCTTCGGGGTTGCTCACAGAGAAAGCGTATCTCTCCTGTGAGGACAAACCACGGAATCGCTCCAGTGTCATTGTTTTCGACTCCCCGTCCGGGACGGGTCTCGGTGTGTCCTTGAGGGCTTCTGCGCGAACCCTCTTCTCGACACTTTCAAGATGTTTCCTCTGAGCCGCAAACACTGCCTCGGTATCACCGTTCACCATCGCTTCTGCCGTGGTCGCCGCAAGGTTCTCTTCGTAGCCCATTCCGAGTAGCTTTGCTTTGCACTCGGAAATCTCAGTCTTTTTAAGCAACGCCTCGTACTTGGACTGCAACTCTTCCTGCTTCTGCTGCTCCTCAAGCTTCTGCTGCTCTTCTGCGCTCATCTTCTCTCTGAGTTCTCGCTTCTTAGCGGCCAGTTCGGAAGCAACCTCATCAAACCTGGACTTCTTGATATAACCCGTGTAGTCCGGATCAGCGGTCTCATAGGCTTCAAGCGCCGCAATCTTCTCCTCAGCAGTCATATTTGCGTAGCCTTCAATCTTGGAAACATCAATCTTTGCCATTTCTTACTCCTTGTGTTTGCACTTCTCTGTGTTCGTTGTTGATGTGATTAAGGTTTTCTCTAACCATGTTCTCCGTTGCTTCCCGCTCGCGCAGTTCCTCGTAATGCCTCATGCTCATTGCGTAAGCCGATTCTGCATCGCTGAACATGCCGGAGTGCTGAAAAGCCAACTGCGGGTGAATCTTCGGTTCTTGCAACATCGAAATGAGCACCTGCGACTTGCTCTGAATCGCCTCGTAATTTCTACGGGTGAACTTCATATCGATCTCTCTCAACTTGAGGTTGAGACTGTCCTTTTCGTGGCAAATGTGTAGCACCAGTTTGAGCATTTTCTTCTCGGAACGCTTAAACACGTTCTCACTATCCTTTGCCCTGGCTTCCGCATCCGACCAACCGTCTCTGAGAAGCACCGCCGCTCCCGTGTCGCTTGTAGAAGAACCACCGTTGCGGTTCGGCAGGCCACAGATTGCCAAGATCGCATTGTAGTAATCGTCCTTGAGTGTCTGCGACTGCGACTGATTCAAATCTGTGCTCACCACCGCTACGTCTGCGTTGAGTCCATCACTCGACTTCACCTTGATTGCACCAAGGCTCAGAAATTCCTCGAATCCCTCCTTGTCAATGTCACAGTTAATGAACTTGATAAACGCCTGTACCATTTGCTCCATACCGTCCAGTCTGTTGCTCTCAACGTTGTTGATAGCGTCCAGTAGGGGAAGGACAATTTCAAATGCTCCGAGCCGAGCATTGTTGGCAGGGTATTCGATAATCGGAATACTGTTCATGGCGTGCGCTTTTACACCCACCTCTACACCAAGGTCACTGAGCGAGTAGTACCTGTTCTCTGTGTAGACCGAGTAATGCCGATACCCGTTCTCATCGGTGTTGTACTTAACCGCCATAAGCGGTTTGTTACCGAGTTCCGTGGAATACACCACAAAGGTGTCCCGTGGGTCTAACGTGTATAACTCAAACGGTGCTTCGTCCTCTTCCGCAGCATCATCCGGGAACACCCCTCGGTATGCCGTGCCGCACACCATTTGCCACTCCACCAACTCTTGGTCTTGCGAGGCCGTGTCCTCCGCGATCCTGTACCTGTGCTC